TCACCCATATTACCGTGATTGTAACAGAAGTAGAACAATGATTGTGGAGTATCAATTGGAGGTGTAATCTCTACTGATCTTAAAGTTGCAGTGTCAAATCCAGCAACGTATGTAGCATAATCTACTGCAACATCTTCTAACTTATAGACTACACCACCAGTGTAGACTACATTTACATCCTGTGCATTCTGTCCACTAACGTGCCAACCCTGTGCACCACCATCTCCGTAAGTAGAGAAGAGCATAGCGTGGGTAGTTAGAGATGCATCAGATAGATTAAAGATGTACTTTCTACCTTTTCTAAAGTTGAATGAAGGTTTCTCTACAGTTCCATCTAATCCAGTACCACTAATGAAGTAGCGATTACCACTACCACTGGTAACAGCACTTGATACAACCACTGTATAAGTTGTTTCTAGTGCATCTGTTTCATTACCAGCATATTCATAATCTTCAACGAATGCTTTATATGGATATGATACAATAGAAGGACGTGTTGCAAACTGATCAGGTGTTCTACCCTCTAGTTTTAACATATATCCTGTTTTAAGACGAACAATAGAACTAGCACTATCCATCTCATCCAGATAACCATAAGGTCCGTAGATAGGATATCCATCAAATGCTAAACCAAGTATCTTAGAATGGCCATCAACGTGTCTTCTGTAATCACCCTGAACATTAGTATTAGTCTCGAAAGAATCACCCATTCCTGCGTGATTATTACAAACGTAATAAAGATACTGAGGTGCATCTAAAGGAACTATAATAGTTACAGATCTAGTTGTTGCACTATCAAACGATGAAGCATATGTGACAGCATCAACAGAAATACCGTTAAGTCTGTATGTCACACCATCATTGTACTTAACACCACCAGCGTGTACACCATCAGCAGTAGTAGAGAAGTATAATGGATGAGTGTCATTGGTAGCACTATCTTGGTTAAAGATATATGTGTTACCCTTAGTCATAGGAAGTTGTGGTTGCTGATAAGTAGTACCCAATGAATTTTGGAAGAAGTAACAATTAGCACTACCAATACCATAATCTTCATTGTTTACAGTACCACCACTACCGTCAGTCTTAAGATTAACAGTTACAGTGTAATTAACAGTCTGATATCCTAAATCGAAATAAGTATTTGCAATATATGTTGATCCTGTTCTTACACCAGAGTATTGATATGCTTCCAACATCTTACTAGAGTTAACTCCATAGATGTTTTGAGAATTAGGATAACCACCGTATGTGTCAGCACCAGTTAAGTTTTCATTTGTAACATCACTGAATGTCCAGCCAGGAGTAGGTCCACTCTCATTACTGTAATGATACATATACACACCCATTGTGGATATACCAAATGGTTTAACACTACGTAGTGGTATAGCAATTGGTTCATTTGTAGAGAAACCGTAATTAGTACCACCTCTCCAGTTAAAGTCTTGAGAGAATGTATGCTCATTAATACTATTCGGGTTACCAGCAGTAATTGCGATAGATGCAACAGCAGTACCTTGTACACCACCAGCGACGTTTGGTGCACTGATGGAAACAGTTGGAGCAGTTGAATATCCAGAACCACCATCTGTTACATTTAATCCAGAAATATAACCATCCAAAACAGATATGTTAGTAGATGCTTGAGCACCAGCACCACCTCCACCACCAGTGAAGCTAACAGTACAAGTGGTATATCCAACACCACCAGTGTCAACTGTTATACTATCAAGAACACCAGTCTGTGTACCAATACTAACTCCAGCAGACGCAGGTTGTTCAAATACTGGGTTTGTAGAAGCAGTACCACCATAAGGTACTACTTCACCATAGAATTCATCTCCAATGATGTAAGGGAACATTGGGAATCCAGTAGATTTAAACGTCGTAAAGTATGCGTATGTACCACCTGGAAATTCAGGAGTAATACAGAATCTACCGTTATGTCTATCTAAATGTATCGTCTCACCATCAAGGTTAGTAGAACCTGTATTCAAGAAGTAATCTTGAATCAATCCTCCTAATGGATAAGTATTAGTGCTAGGAGCAAAACCAACAGGATCTACTAAGGTAATAGTACCTGTCATTTCCTGATGATTTTCACAAACATAGTAATAAGTACCAGCCGAAGCAGTTGAGGTATTCCACAATATAGTAGCATTATGCTGACCATTGTTAACAACCTGTGCTATTGTTTGTGTAGGGTTGTAAGGTGCAGCTACACTCTGAATCCAGAAAGGATGAGTAACAGTACTTCCACCACCGCCACCAGCAGACGCAACTGTCATAGATCCAACCATACCACCGTGATATTCACACTGGTAGTAGTAAGTACCAGCAGAACCTGAAGATGGAATAGTCCAAGTAACAGTACCAGATTGAGTACCATTATTAGTAACACCACTAGAGATCCCATTACCAGTTCCTGTTCCAGCTACAGTTTTCAACCAGAAAGGATGTCCAGAAGCAGATACAGTAAAGTTAACTGTATCTCCTTCATAGAATGACAATGCAGGATCTGCACCACTAATATTACCAGTTCTATCAGAACCTGATAAAGTATAATCACTAGCACCTGAAGCAGTTACAACTATGTTATATGTCTGTGGAGTGGATCCACCACCTCCACCTGTACTATAAGATGCATTAACATTGAATACTAGGTTATCACCAACGTTAGCAGTGACATTAACATCAGATCCACTACTATGCCCAGTAAAATCGTAATCTAAATTATCGTCAGCACTAACACCCCAAGTATAAGTAGCAGGAGTATATTGTGTACCGAGACGCTGAGTTCTCTTATCATACGCTGATACCATTCTTGCTAAAGTTGTAGCAGAAGCAGGATTATCATATCCAATTGGACCGTAAATAGGATATCCATCCATAGCCCATCCAACTATAGGAGAGTGATGGGTTGCGTTTAGAATATCATCATTAGTATGAGATGGTAAAGCAGAAGTATTTGTTAATGTACTAAGAGCAGCAGCACCACCATATCCAGAGTATAATGAACAGTAGTAGTATAAGTTAGGTGAATCTGGTTGTACTTGTAGATATGTACCTGTACCAGCTTGACCATCACCAGGAGTACCTTGGTATCTAATACCAGTTACAAACTCAGTACCACCTTGAATGTGTATTCCATCTTGTTGCGTAGATATTCTAAGAGGGAATCCAGAGTTACTACCAGCACTCTGATCAAAGAAGTAACTATTACCCTCTGTCAATTGAATGTTAGGTGTTTCAACACCATCAATATAAAACTTATTACCACCTAATGTATTAACTACAGTGATAATTTTATTTGTTGTAGATCCTTTCCAAAGTTCTGTAAGGAATCTACCAGTAGTGTAGTAATATGAACCACCAGAATCAACTATACCACCTCCTGCATCAGCACCAAAGAAAGAACTGTAAATATACTTATCAAAAGCATATCCATCAGGACAGGATATATTAAATGGTAAGTCATTATTGATACCGTGACTAAATCCACGTATTTGACAACCATTAATTGTAAGTCCTAGGAATCCATAATCAATATTCTGTTGGTTTTGCTCACTTCCAGCAGGAGCTGCAACGTTTCTACCACCACGATATGTAAAGGTATGGTTATATGACTTAGGAAAAATTGTATAAGAATTATATTGGTTAGGGAAAGTACCAAATAATGCAGGTTGTGGTAAGTTATCAGCAGTAGTTGTTAATGCTCTACTAACTACGTTCAATGAACCAGAAGTAACAGAACCACCACCAGAAACGAATGATGTATCGGGAGCATATGTCGGATTATTGACTGGAGCACTTGCAGATGCAATAAGAATAGTAGGTGCCTCTGTATATCCAACGCCAGGATTAGTTATAGTAGTACCAGTAACTTGACCATTTTCTACTATTGCTGTTGCAGCAGCACTGTTTCCTCCTCCTCCAGTAAATGTAATTGCTGGTAAATTCAATGGGTTATATCCAGCACCACCGTTGGTTACGGTTATAGTATCAATTCCACCACCAGTTAATGTTATGTTTGCAGTTGCCGTTGCACCGTTTCCATCACCAGTAAGAACTACAAGAGGTGCCTCAGAGTATCCAGAACCAGATTGATCAACGTTAATACTTGTAATTTCACCACCAGTTAGTGTTATCTGTGCGGTTGCAGTAGCATTTGATCCACCACCACCTGAGAAACTAACAGTAGGTACTATAGTATATCCTGAACCCTGTTGACTTAATGTAAGATTAGAAACATATCCAGATGTTCCAGATTTAGGGAAGGAACCAAACAATCCTGGCCAAGGAGAAAGATTAGTGGTAAGATTAAACAATCCACCCTCCATATGATATCCAGCAGTAGCTGAATCAGTTCCACCGTCAGCTTCCGATACCCATACACCATCTATAGGATCTGATGATACAATACCTATAGGAGTACGAATTTGTATTATATCACCTATTTTAGCATTCAATCTAGAGTATTCAGACCCTAAGTAGAAAGTAATTATGTTACTTGCATTAGAAGTTTGAACATAACTGTTCACACCATCAAGAGTGATCTCATCCATATTATTAGTAGGATAAGTATACACACTTCCCCCACCGTACTCATAAGAAACAGGAGATACTACGTTCGTTGAAACACCATTAAACCAACTACGTGTATAATCCCAATCAACTTCTCTACGAATCCATTCTTTTGCTAATTGTGGTAATGGTTTGCCCTCATATCTTGCAGCAGGACTTTGTAAATAGCCCATCTTAGTGAACCAAAGAGCTACCGCACCAGCAACCAAAGGTCCAGCATATGAAGTACCTTGAGTAAATTGATAATACGAAGAACTAAGGAAATTATATGGTGTAGTACTAGACCATTGGTAAATAGGACAATATAAAGATTCACCTGGAGCACTAGTAGTAATAGTACCATAATTACTAAAAGCACTAAATTCATTAGTAAATCCAGTTGATCCTACTACAATCTTACCTTTCTCAGATGCTTCACCTACTTCCATATTATATTTGTTATCTCTAGGACCACCAGTTCTAACACCTGCTAAAAACTTACCTTGAAATCCGTTGTATTGTATTCCTTGATAACCAGCATTTACAAATCCATTACCAGCAGCACGGACAAAAGCAACATTTCCATAATTAATTACCCATTCTTCATAATCATCGTTAACCTCACTCCAACTCATACTATAATCATATCCTGGTTCATTCTTTGAAATATATGGATTTGTAGGTGCTGGTCTCATAACACCAAACGACGCATTAATTACAGCTGGTCTATAATTACCTTTCCAGTCAGCGTGATTAGGATCGTTATGATTTTTAATAGCAGTATAAGCAGATGCCAACCTACTTAAATAAGTAGTATACTCAGCACCACTATTATTCATAGTCTTGAGAGCATATATTCTAGACTTCCTGGAGATACCAAAATTCCGTCCAGCAGCAAAAATAGCACAAGTAGTACCGTGGCCACCATCATCTTCATTAGTATTTGTCTCTCCAGTAGTAGCACTAGTAATACCTGAATTATATCCTGGTACCTCATACACACGGTAGTTTGCTTGCTCATCAACACCGTTTAAATCGCTTATATAATCTGGATGGTATAATTCTGGATGCAATGCAGCACCAGTACTACCAGTTGGTCTACTCGCTCCACGAACACCACTATCAATTATGTAAATATCTGTATTTTCTCCCTCTTCAGTTAAAGAATAACTACCATAACCTAAGTCGTTAGTCATCTGCGTCATTCTTGCCAAATGCCACTTAGCAAACATACTTACCTTGATAGCGTGAGTACCAGAAGCCCAATTACTACCAGATCCTCTAGGACCATCTTCTAAACTAGCACCAATTGTATTCTCCTCATAGATATACAATTCTAATGGTGTAGTAAAGTTAAAGTCTAACTTAACCCAAGCACCTGCTTGACCAGGAGTTCCATTCCTAGTTACGTTTGTTGTAAATTCTACTCCACCATTATGAATACCTTCTGGAGTAGTAGAGAAACACAACTTATAATTTGCATTACTAGCATCTTCAACATAGAATGCAAGATAATCTCCTGGACAAAAGAACGTTTTTGCAAACATTGGATAATCACCATATCCAGAAACCCTCTGTCCAATTTTAGGACCATAGGAACTAGATACCATCACAGCATCATAGATAAAAGATCTAGATGCAGAATATGGAATTACACTATCAGTAGCAAATGGATCTACTTGAGATGCTAAAGCTGCTATATCATCACCAGCAATTGCTACATTATTAGCTATATCTTCAGGTGTAGTGCTATTAAAATTTCCTGCTTGAGGTTCAGCAGGAATAGAATTATCATCTAAATCTGTGCTACGACGACCAAAGTCAGGCCCTGCTTGCAACCTACCAATCTCATCCCTCCAAGGTCCAGCAGGTTCAACACCAAGTTCTTTATTTGGTCCCTCTAGATCATCAAAAACAACTTCCACTTCTTCATCAAATATTCCACCTACTACTTCAGGAAACTCGTCACTATCTATTATTTTGATATAATTAATATCTTTTTCGGGAAAATCCAAGAAAACTTGACCTAACCAAGATAGATCGTGTGTGCGTATTAACGAAGTAAATTTTTGCTTCGCACGTTCAATTACAGCCTTTGCTGCTATGGTGGGATCGTGAGACTTTTTAAGTTTAACGATAATCCTGCCTTGGCACTCCTCTAATTGCATTATTCCAAATTAGTGATGGTGTTTCCCTAAGGGTTATTTAGTAACCTTTAAAACGCATTAAGGAGTTTATCTGTTCCTCTAGTGCTCTATAGGTTAGATAATCTATATCACCTGGATTTTCTGCCGTAGGGTGATTCTTCAATAATTCTTCTTTTGCCTGACAATTATAGACAGCAAGTTGTCTATCTTCAATATTACGTAAGCTGGATGTAGTCCACCATACTGCTACTCTTCTTTCACCAGAGATAATTTTATTGACTTTATGCTCTGTACCAGTAGGATATGTAAATGCCCAACCAGCAGGTAATTTTATCTCACGAATTTCAGTTCCTTGCCTCAAAAGTAACTCACCACCTTCATATTCTCCAGGGTCATTTAAAAACAATGTAGTACTGAAATCAGATCTAGATTTACCAGGATCAGTTTTATTCATATATGGGGCATCACTATGCCAATTGTAATGCATACCCTCAGTATACTTAACAAATAAAGCAACAGTGCTACTACAGGCAAATAACCTTTCTCTAGTTACAGTATGTTTACAAAACAAATCCCATATTATACTCCAAGCACCATTAGTGTGTTCCAATTGCATTTCAACATTATTCTTTAGATCTTTATTAGGAGATCCAGTGCGTTTGCCGTCGTGAAAATCAGAAAAATTATAGAAATCTTGGATGTGCTTTAGATTAACTTTGTTAAGGAGTTCATAACGATAAAACATAATTAAGGAACAAATGATGAATTGTTAGGTGTTACTGGCCAACCAGTAAAGTTAGCGTAAACATATGGATCTGCCTGTTGAGCAGGGAGATCTCTCAATCTTTGTCGGTAAGTCTTCCAGTGATTTAACTTCTCAGTAGTGAGTGCTGTATCTGGAAGCACTGTCCAATCGCAACTGCTTAGTCTTCTATCTCTATCACCACGTAACGAAATTAATGTTTCGGGTATATCATTATCGATAAAATACCTTGCCGCAGCTGCTGCATTAACTGCTGCTGTTTGTTCAGCATCATATGCATCTCTGTACTGAGTACGAAGAGGAAGCAAAGTATTATATAATGTAGTAGAAGATTCTATCTTTGAAGAGTCATTAGTTGTCACAGGGATTTCCCCTGTCATATCTTGATTCTCCGCAAGATACCAAACCGTTTCACCTACTGGATTATTATCTTTCCAATAATGAAGAGTCTTGAGTTCATCTACTCCATCTACGTGAAACGTTCCATTAATAGCAGGAAGAACAGTTGATGTCCAATCGCTATCAGAAATTATATATCCTTGATTCTTACCATCCGAATGCTTACCACCGAGAACTTTCATCCCAACGTTGATATAGAAATCGGCATCAGCGAAATTACGAGCCATTTAATAGATACCATCCTGTCAATATGTATTTATCACCTGATAAAACTAGGTTTCCTTTATGTGTATGTGTGAATCCTGCTGGCCAAATTAAAACAGTACCAGTAGTAGGTTTAACCCTTCTTTTCTGATCCAAGAACTCAGTCTCTCCACCCTCAAAATCTTCATTAAGATACATCATCCAAACTAAAACTCTTGGAGAATGAGATAAACCCATTGCCTCATAATGCCAATGATGATATCCTCCACCTTCAGGTGTGTGTTGCATCTTAATGACGCTACTCATCATATCCTGAGAGTTTAGTTGTCTAAACTTCCAAACATAATGTTGAGTACAAGACTTCAAATACTGGAGACAAGTATTCGTTAATTTTTGACTGTT